TTACGGGGTAATGCCAACCGCTGCCGCCACTTTGTCGCCACTTGGCAGCGTTGCCAGAGGATTGAAACGGAGCGCCGTTTCCAGATGATCCGGTGCCAGATGAGCGTAACGCATAGTCATTTTTATATCGTGATGTCCGAGGATTTTTTGCAAAGCAAGGATATTTCCACCCGACATCATGAAATGCGCCGCAAACGTATGGCGCAGAACGTGTGTCAGTTGACCGCGAGGGAGCACGATTGACGTTTTTTCCATCACGGATAAAAATTGAAAATAGCAGTCTGTGAAGAAATTGAACCCATCAAGCGCCATGATCTCTTCATAAAGCTCTTTACTGATAGGGATGCTTCTGTTTTTCTTCCCCTTCGTTCTTACAAAGGTAATTCGGTATTTAGTCACCTGTGATCGGGTAAGGTTTATTGCTTCTCGCCAGCGTGCGCCTGTGCTTAAGCATATCTTGACTACCAGTGCCAGAATTGGGTCCTGACGTTTGCAATCAGCCAGCAGTTCAACAATCTGCTCATGGGTAAGCCATGCCATCTCTTTTTCTGCGATGGTGAATTTTCGCATGTTCTCCAGTGGGTTTGGATACGACCATTCGCCCAGGCGGGATAGTTCGCTAAAAACACTACTTAGATAGCTTTGCTCCAGGTTAATGGTGACCGGGCTTGCTCCTTTCTTCCATTTCTCGCTGAAGTAGATCTCACCTGTCAGGCGTTTATCTCGATAGTGGGCAAACATTTTAGAGGTGAGATCGGTTGCAAGGGGATTGCCCAGAGCGTCAACCATCAACAGCAATTTATCATAGACATGCTGCCCAGCGGTTAGAGATTTACCATGTAGTTTGAACCATAGCTCAACCACGTCTTTCAGTGTTCGACGATCCACTGATTCTCCCAGCCAGGGCTTTGCTTCGGTTTCTTCCATCGTATGGCGCTCAAAAGCCAGAGCTTCGCCTTTGGTGGCGAATTGTTTACGCACACGACGCCCACTACGTCCGGCGGGGTAACATTCGCAAAGCCATTTTCCTGTGGTGAGTTTTCGTACTGCCATAAAAAATGCCCTCCAATAGAGAGCATTTTTACTGTATATATAACCAGTGTCAATGTATGAAATCCTGCGACCATACATCTCACTGAAGCCATAATGAAGTTGGCTATTTTTTGCTATGTGAGTATGTGACTTTTGCGGTTAGCCTGCGGCTCATTGTTATATTAGGCGCAGATATAAAAGCAAAATTTATCGCGAGTTTTTAGTACAGATTTTTTTTGATTTACTAATAGTTCCATCATTGCAAACGAACTTTCCATCGGAGGTACAGTGAGAGACACCTCCCTTTTTCCCAGAACAAGGATAATTTTTAGCATAGGTAGTTAGTGGGTTTAATAACAAAGAGCATGATAAAACCACAAAAAATACCTTACCAAGCATAGTTTCCTCCCGGTATTACCTAACGTACTTAATTGTTAAACTTATAATTTTCCCAATTATTTCAACATCTTCTATCTTGCACTCGAAGGCTCTGTTTCCACCTTCAACGAAGATTCTTCCACCGGGTAAACGAGTAATGTCGCGGATTGTTATTTCGCCATCAATACTTATTACCCATTTACCGTCACGTATATCATCAAATTCTTTATCACAAATAAATTCAGAATTGTTATCTGTGATGACAAAAGGTTTTTTAAACGTAGAGGGTAGAAATCCCTTATCAAAAATATAAAAACCGTCTTCACGCAAGGCACCATCAGATAATACATATTTAGCAACTTCCATAGTATTTGTATTACCTGAAGTTTGCTTTGAACCATGTCCGGTTGTGAGCCAATTAAGCGAGGTGCCCGTTTCAAGGGCGCACTGGATTACCCATTCTGCTGGGAATGAGTCACGCATGTAGCGTGTGGCGAGTGTACTTTTAGAGATTCCTAAATGATCGCACAACGCCTGTCGAGTTTTGAATCCATAAGCTTCTACCATGCGCTCTATAGCGCCTCGTCCGCCTTTCTCCAAATTCATGGTCACTCCAAGTGAACTTTTATCTTGACGATTTCACTGTGCGATCGTATGTTTATGGTGTTAACAAAATACAAACGATCCGTATTCGTCCTGATTAATCATCATTAAACGAGGAATGTTGCATCATGAGACCTAACATTTCAATCACTCTTACCACGCCTCATGTGACTATTGAACGCTATAGCGAGCTGACAGGGCTGTCCATCGATACCATCAATGACATGTTGGCTGACGGACGCCTTATCCGTCACCGTCTGCGCAAAGATAAAAAACGTGAAAAAGTGATGATCAACATAGCAGCCATGACCGTTGATGCGCTTTCAGAATGCAATCTAAACCTTAATTAGTTCGATTCTGAAATACATCAGAGGCATTGACCATGTTTGATTACCAAGTTTCCAAACATCCACATTTTGATGAAGCCTGTCGTGCATTCGCATTGCGCCACAACCTAGTGCAACTGGCAGAACGTGCAGGCATGAATGTGCAGATTCTGCGGAACAAGCTGAACCCAGCTCAACCTCATTTATTAACCGCACCAGAAATCTGGTTGCTTACCGATCTGACTGAAGATTCAACGCTGGTAGATGGCTTTCTGGCACAGATTCACTGCCTGCCATGTGTACCGATTAATGAGGTGGCAAAAGAGAAACTGCCGCATTACGTCATGAGTGCAACTGCAGAGATAGGGCTTGTCGCGGCAGGTGCGGTTTCTGGCGATGTAAAAACCAGTGCAGGCCGTCGTGATGCGATCAGCAGCATTAACTCTGTTACACGACTGATGGCGCTGGCTGCTGTTTCATTGCAGGCCCGTTTACAGGCTAATCCTGCGATGGCGAGTGCAGTTGATACCGTGACTGGCCTCGGTGCTTCATTCGGTTTGCTGTGAGGTGCTTATGCTGACGAAAGAACCATCATTTGCATCGCTGCTGGTAAAACAAAGTCCGGCAATGCACTACGGTCACGGCTGGATCATGGGTGAGGATGGTAAACGCTGGCATCCGTGCCGTTCACAAGATGAATTGCTGGCAGAACTATCTACGAAAAAACGGGGGAACAAATGGCTATTGAAGGCGCTGCGGCGACTGTTCCATTAAGACCCGGTGAACGCCTGAATGGACTTAATCATATTGCGGAGTTAAGGGCGAAAGTTTTTGGTTTGAATATTGAGTCAGAGCTTGAGCGGTTTATTAAAGATATGCGTGATCCTCGGGATATCAATAATGAACAAAATAAACGGGCACTGGCTGCCATATTCTTTATGGCAAAAATTCCAGCTGAACGTCATAGCATCAGCATTAATGAGCTGACCACTGACGAAAAGCGGGAGTTGATTAAAGCAATGAATCATTTTCGTGCAGTGGTGAGCTTATTTCCCAGACGGCTAACCATGCCGAATTAACCAACTAATGAAATTAATGGCGTAAACCCGCCGGGCATCCCTTTATCTAAATTCAGGAGAATTGCTTATGCGTAATATTGAAACCCTCACGACCAAAACCGGACCGGATGATGCAGGTCTTAATCTTTTACTGACAGAGGCTCGTCTGGAAGAACGCCGGGCAAGGGCTGAAGCAATGGCTGCTCGCCTCGATAGCCTGGCGTGTCATATCACCTCCCGCCAGCTAAACCACGTCGAAGCGGCAGAACTGCTGCGTGTGACTGCTGAAGCAATCCAGAACGAAGCGCAGGAGATCCACTGATGGCTGATGCAATGGATCTCGTACAGCAGCGCGTTGAAGAAGAACGCCAACGCCATATCCGTGCTGCCCGTGCCAAAACGCCGGGCGTGTCCCGCGTGCTTTGCGTTGAGTGTGAAGCGCCAATTCCGCCAGCACGCCGCCGTGCCATTCCGGGTGTGCAGCTTTGCATTACCTGTCAGGAAATCGCAGAGCTGAAAGGCAAACATTACAACGGAGGTGCTGTATGAGCACCATCCTGAAATGGGCAGGAAATAAAACCGCCATAATGTCCGAACTGAAAAAGCATCTTCCTGCTGGCCCGCGACTGGTTGAACCTTTCGCGGGTTCCTGTGCAGTGATGATGGAGACGGATTACCCCAGCTATCTTGTTGCGGATATTAATCCTGATTTAATCAACCTCTATAAAAAGGTTGCTGCTGATTGTGAGGCGTTTATATCTCGTGCCAGAGCTTTATTTGAGGAAGCAAACAGGGAGGTGGCTTATTACAACATAAGGCAGGAGTTTAATTACTCCACTGAAATTACTGATTTCATGAAAGCGGTATATTTCCTGTATCTCAATCGTCACGGTTACCGTGGTTTATGTCGCTATAACAAGAGCGGGCATTTCAACATTCCCTACGGTAATTATAAAAATCCGTATTTCCCTGAAAAAGAAATTCGCGCATTTGCAGAGAAAGCCCAGCGGGCAACGTTTATCTGCGCCAGCTTTGATGAAACGCTGGCGATGTTGAAGGTGGGGGATGTGGTGTATTGCGATCCGCCTTATGACGGTACGTTTTCCGGCTATCACACTGATGGTTTCACTGAAGATGATCAGTATCACCTGGCATCCATTCTTGAACATCGGTCATCAGAAGGACATCCGGTCATTGTTTCTAACAGTAACACGTCTTTGACCCGGTCCCTTTATCGTAATTTCACTCACCACTACATCAGGGCGAAACGCAGCATCGGCGTTGCAGCGGGGGAGGGAAAATTTGCAACAGAGATGATTGCCACTAAATCTGCTAATTGGTTTAGTGCCGATTTTAGTAGGGGACGTGACTCTACTGTTATTTTCGGGGTGCAAGTGTGAAAGAAATGCACCACGGAATTCATCATTTCCATGGGACGCCTGTCTGGGGAAGTGCTGGCGACGTTCATCGTATTGCGGTGAGCGGAGCTGGCGCTTTCGTCTCCTATGTACGACCAGATCAGATTGCGGCGTCCATTCAGCACGCTCAGGTCGTCGGCATTGATAACGGCGCATTTTCTGCATGGGTGCGTGGGCTAAAAATTAACTGGAGTGATTTTTATAAATGGCTCCTGAACTATTACCACCATCCTAAGGTCGCTTTTTTTGTCATTCCTGATGTTGTGGACGGAGGTGAACGTGACAATGATGCCCTGATAAACGAAGTTCCGAAAATGTTCTACGGGAAGGCAACTCCCGTCTGGCATCTGCACGAGTCAATCGATCGGCTTATCGAGCTATGTCGTGAATGGCCTCGTGTCTGCTTTGGATCGTCTGGTGAATATGCGGCTATCAGAACTGCGCACTGGCATCGTCGTATGCAGGACGCTTTTGAAGCAATTTATTGCCGACACAATTTCAAAACAGCTGTTCATGGTTTGCGCATGCTTGACGGTCGTGTGTTGGGAAATTACCCACTGGCGACTGCCGACAGTACAAATCTTGCCTGCAATGTCCCCAAATTTAATAGCAAATATCCTGAGCTGACGCGGGCTATTCAGGAGGCTGAGTATTCGCGCAATCTGACGGAAAAGGAGCTGAAAGCTGTCATTCTGAAAAACCGTTGCGCAATTTTAAAAGGTGCAATTGAAGCTGTTCGCCCACCTTCAGTTTCTGATTGGCTGTCGAATGGTTTGCAGCCTTCACAGCTCGAACTGGAGATTGCGTAATGAACTACAGCTATTCCTGGAATGCTGAGAAAAAAGCAATCAATCCTTACGTAGAGACGGAAGAGCAATCTTCAGTTTCTGCGCTTTCAAACCTGATCGCTCTGTACGCTGCCGATAACGAGCAGGAACAGCTGCGCCGCGAGGCACTGAGTGATCAGGTCTGGGAGCGTTATTTCTTTAATGAATCCCGTGATCCTGTCCAGCGCGAAATGGAGCAGGATAAGCTCATTAGTCGGGCAAAGCTGGCGCATGAGCAGCAGCGTTTTAATCCAGATATGGTCATTCTGGCGGACGTTAATGCCCAGCCTTCCCATATCAGCAAGCCACTGATGCAACGTATTGAATACTTCAGCAGCCTGGGCAGGCCAAAGGCTTATTCCCGCTATTTGCGTGAGACGATTAAGCCATGTCTGGAACGGCTGGAGCATGTACGCGACTGTCAGCTATCCACTTCTTTTCGCTTTATGGCAAGCCATGAAGGGCTGGACGGCCTGCTGATCCTGCCTGAAATGAGTCAGGATCAGGTGAAACGCCTGTCCACCCTGGTAGCTGCGCATATGAGCATGTGCCTTGATGCAGCTTGTGGCGATTTGTATGTCACCGATGACGTTAAGCCAGAAGAAATCCGCAAGACATGGGAAAAGGTGGCAGCGGAAACCCTGCGTCTGGATGTCATCCCGCCTGCGTTTGAGCAACTCCGCCGGAAAAGAAACCGCCGTAAACCCGTGCCCTATGAACTCATTCCGGGTTCGCTGGCGCGTATGTTGTGCGCTGACTGGTGGTACCGGAAATTATGGAAGATGCGTTGCGAATGGCGGGAAGAGCAGTTGCGTGCTGTCTGCCTGGTCAGCAAAAAAACATCTCCCTATGTCAGCTATGAAGCCGTGATGCATAAACGTGAGCAGCGCCGTAAGTCGCTGGAGTTTTTTCGTTCTCATGAACTGGTGAACGAAGACGGCGACACGCTGGACATGGAGGATGTGGTAAACGCCAGCAGCAGCAACCCTGCGCATCGCCGCAATGAGATGATGGCCTGTGTTAAAGGCCTGGAGCTTATCGCGGAAATGCGCGGTGACTGCGCCGTTTTCTACACCATCACCTGTCCGTCACGTTTCCATTCCACGCTAAATAATGGCAGGCCCAACCCAACTTGGACAAATGCGACGGTAAGACAAAGCAGTGATTATCTGGTCGGCATGTTTGCTGCATTTCGTAAGGCGATGCACAAAGCCGGATTGCGGTGGTATGGCGTGCGGGTGGCTGAGCCGCATCATGACGGTACAGTTCACTGGCACCTGTTGTGTTTTATGCGCAAAAAAGACCGCCGCGCCATCACTGCATTACTGCGTAAGTTTGCCATCCGTGAAGACCGCGAGGAACTGGGCAATAACACTGGGCCGCGCTTTAAGTCTGAGTTGATTAACCCGCGCAAAGGTACGCCAACAAGCTACATCGCGAAATACATCAGTAAGAACATTGACGGGCGTGGTCTGGCTGGCGAGATCAGCAAGGAAACGGGGAAATCCCTGCGTGATAATGCTGAATACGTTAATGCCTGGGCGTCTCTGCATCGTGTTCAGCAATTCCGCTTCTTTGGCATTCCGGGGCGTCAGGCTTACCGTGAACTGCGATTGCTGGCTGGTCAGGCGGCAAGGCAACAGGGGGACAAAAAAGCAGGTGCGCCGGTACTGGATAACCCGCGCCTTGATGCCATCCTGGCTGCTGCTGATGCTGGTTGTTTTGCCACCTACATCATGAAGCAGGGCGGCGTACTGGTTCCCCGCAAATATCACCTCATCAGAACCGCTTATGAAATCAACGAAGAGCCGACCGCCTATGGCGATCACGGCATTCGTATTTATGGCATCTGGTCACCTATTGCAGAGGGCAAGATCTGCACTCATGCCGTGAAGTGGAAAATGGTTCGTAAGGCCGTTGATGTTCAGGAGGCGGCAGCCGACCAGGGCGCTTGCGCCCCTTGGACTCGTGGCAATAACTGTCCCCTTGCTGAAAATTTGAACCAACAGGAGAAAGATAAATCAGCTGATGGGGGCACCAGAACGGACATTACCCGCATGGATGACAAGCAGTTGCACGATTACCTGCACAGTATGAGCAAAAAAGAGCGCCGGGAACTGGCAGCAAGGTTACGCCTGGTTAAACCGAAACGGCGTAAAGACTACAAACAGCGAATTACAGACCATCAGCGACTGCAGCTCGTCTATGAGCTGAAGTCCAGAGGATTTGATGGTAGCGAGAAAGAGGTCGATTTACTCCTTCGCGGCGGCAGTATTCCGTCAGGAGCAGGCCTGCGTATCTTCTATCGGAACCAGCGTTTGCAGGAAGATGATAAGTGGCGAAACCTGTATTAATTACGCGGGTTAACAATTCGTGCTCTTAATAATACCAGGCATATCAGGCTGATGAACGTAAAAAACGTTTTACATCAGTAAGATTATTATATACTGTAAATATAAACAGTGGTTATATTTACAGTATTGCTTTGGTGTCATAGGAGGAAAGATGCAGGACTATTTTTTGGAGTCTTTGAAGCTCCAGCGCATTGATTTTTTTCTTAAGCTTGTAGCGGCTAGTGAGTGTAGTGATGAAGAGAAGGGGCTGGCTTTGCAGTGGGTTTCTGAACTAACAGATGAACTCATGGCAAAAATCAGAACCCACGAATACAACCGCTCAATGGATGTCATCAGTTGAGGTGACTTTTTATGCGCATTGAAATAATGATCGATAAAGAGCAGAAGATTAGCCAGTCTACCCTGGACGCCCTTGAATCCGAGCTTTACCGCAATCTGCGTCCTCTGTATCCCAAAACGGTAATTCGTATCCGCAAAGGTAGCTCTAACGGTGTGGAACTGACCGGATTGCAACTGGACGAAGAAAGAAAACAAGTGATGAAAATTATGCAGAAGGTGTGGGAAGACGACAGCTGGCTGCATTAAGAAACGTTGCTGGCGTCTGAACTTGCTTCTGGCGTCAGCAAGGTTGAACAACGAGCTATGCGAGGCGTTAGTGTCAATTTGTTACCTTAACCACTATATATGCCAGGAAATTAACAGTTCTTAAGAAACAGCTTGCATGATCGAGCGCATTGAACTTAAGTTTAAGTAACGCAATCAACAGATGATATTGTTGTCTAAATTTTAAAGATAATCTGTTGAGGTTGTAGGCGTCGGAGTGTAGACTTCCGCGCCATGTGAAAAGGGGGAGTTATGTCAAGCATCGCCGCATTTAGCCTGGGTAACCCAGTTGAACGTCTGGCAAGGGTTCTTAAAGAGAACCAGGACAAACTCAATCTTAGTAAAGATGGTTTTGTGTCCGTAGACTTGTCTAACAAAAGAGCAATGGATGCCATCAAGGCACAGATGGATAAGCTTGAAGGCATCAAAACGAGCACTGTAAAAGAGAAAACTAATAGAACCAGATAATGGCAACATTACTTTTAGCAGTGATTTTGGTTAGTGGTTTTATTTATGTAAACCTATCACTTTCAACAAGATACCGATATAAGCGTTCCAACGGCTGGGACGCTTATTTTTTTGTGGCTGCCTGGGGTATCGTTTTTTTTCTCCTTGGCGGTTTTTTCACCTTTATTTTGAACGTCAGCGGAGGGTTTCGTTGGCTGGCTAATGCCTTGAATCTAACACCTGACAGTTTTAATGGCATGTTGTCTTCATCGAAAGACAAACTTCAAAGAATAAATGAAATCAAACAGATAGCATGGGTTATGATTTCAATTGTCCTCGCTGCGATTTCAGGTTTTGGAAATAAGTTACGCACATCACGTGGAGATCGTCGCTGGGATGCCTTAGCTAAAGCTGTGGGTAATAACGCTTTCGAATCATTACTCATGGAAGCGTCCGCAAGACAGTTTCCGATCATAGCAACTCTGTCGTCTCGCAAAATCTATGTTGGTCTTGTTACTTGTCCGGCGTTAGAAAACGGGCTTTCAGAGCACCTTGAACTTCTCCCGATGTTAAGCGGATATCGGGATAAAGATGATCTAACGATTAGTATCACGACTAACTATCACCAACATTATCTTGATAGTGGTGTGATAAGTGGAATGTCTCGGCTTAATATCGAAGATTTCCGTGTGCTCATACCAAAAGATGAGGTTGAAACAATTTCGTTTTTTGATACTGAGACATATAACAAATTTAAAGAAAATGAAGCCAGGGATAGAAAGAACTGTCGAAAGATTGATAGTAAAAGTGCATCTTCGCGCAGCAAGCGTGCAGCAGATGCTGAGTCAAATGATCGTGCATGACTATGCTGCATGAGATCGCATGATCGTTTGAGGATCGTTTTTGCTAGGGCCCGCCAGAACTGGCGGGCTTTCGCGTAGATCATGCACCTGCATGAAAACTACTACATAAAGCGGGCAGGCGTGGCGGGGATACGAGCGCGCGCAACCTGATTTGATTGAGAAAGTTTGGCTAGTCTTCTGATAAGTCGGAGGTCATGTGATGGGTTACTGTAGTGGAGGGTAATATCAGAAGAGGGTTTTGACTTGAGGTGTAGTTGCAGTATTATAAAAAGAAAAAGGATCTTTCTTATGTACAGATTGTGGGTTTTATGGGGTTGTATCTTTGTTCTTCTACTTATTATCATGGGGTGCATTCCGTTTTCACCGTTTGAAAAATGGTGGTTTATAGTTAATTTCATGTCAAATGTAAGCATAATTCGTGCTTTTCTATCAGTATTAATACTATTTTTAGTTGCTTATATCTTGCTGGTCGGTGCATTTCATCAAAGATATTCATTGAGATTGGAGCAACTTAGTTTTGGTGGTATTAATATTTTACTAAATAAGTCTGATCTTCTTTTTAAAAAGAGCGTAAAAAATTATCTGGATACGAAGCGAACATTATTTAAATTTGATCCGAATTATGACTCAATTGAAGAAGTTTTAAACTCATATTATGAGTGCTATAAATTCATTAGAGATGAAATGAAATTACTAGATGTGAAGAAAAAAAGAGATAAAAAACTGTATTTACTTTCAAATGAAATTTTGAAAACGTTAAACTCTTTTTTAACAAAGCATCAAAATAATTATCGGAGATGGCATAAATATGTTTCAGATAATGATAAAGTGACCACAAAGGATAGAGACCCTAACGGCGAATTTATATCATTGCCGTATCATTTAACCCCTATAAGTACTATACAAAAGCATTATTATCATTTTAGTCAAGTATTGGAAGGTTTTAAAGAAGTAAACGATTTCTTCAATGATAAGGTAGTCAAAGAGTTTGATATAAATGTTGATAAATGGAGTGAATAATGCATAAGACGTTTCTTAGTTATCATCATGCTAACGAACAAGATCTCAAAGATGAGATTATTGATTTATTCGGAGGAGAATCGTTTATTGATAAGTCGGTAAGTGATGGTGACATTAGTACAACTAACACTGATGAAACAATAATGAGGACTATTCGTGAGGATTTTTTAAAAGACTCAACGGTTACTGTCGTTCTTATTGGAACGGAAACCAAAAATCGTCCATTTGTAAACTCTGAAATTCAAGCATCACTCTGGGGAGAAAACTATAATGGTCTAATTGGTGTTATCAGAGATGAAATTTACGACAGTGTGTTTACTCCTGCAGTATGTGCAGATCCATCATGCGGATGTTCTATAAGTCTAAGAACGCCCGGTTGGGGATATGATTATTATTTGCCTTATCTGGTTAGAAAGAATCATGTTTATGAAAAAACAGTTCCCCATTATAATGACTCTGACGTATATTGTGCATTGGTAAAATACTCTGTCTTTATTAAAAATCCTGAGTATTATATTGATCAGGCATTTAACAAGCGTAAGTTGATGGAACCAGCTGCTAAACGAAATCCATCGGATGTTCCTGCAATTCGCAGCTCATCAATTTTTAACTGGTAATAAGAGGGTGCATAAACATTATGCACCCATATGCTATTTTTTAACTTTGGAGAGAATATGGTAAAAAATTAATAATTGTGTTTCCTATCCATTGATTTAATTGTTCTATACGTTTTTGTAAGGGGATAAGTTCGTTACGAACAAATACATTACTTGCCTTCTCCACATCCCCAAACCCCCCAACATTATTCGGCATAATACCCATCATTTGTGGCGGTACACGGTGCGCCGCCATCATGTCATCACGGCTGACGTTCTTGATATTCAAAAACTCATCCTTCGCCGCGACTTCCGACAACGGGATGATCTGAAGCCCGTCCTTTTTGCCGTTTGGCGAGTACATAAATAGGTTACGGAAGTTACCAGGACCTTTGGCACTTTTCATCGCGTTGCGGAGGTTGTTTACATCCTCCTGGTTCTGCGCGGCGTCGGTCATATACATGATGAAGCCTGCATGACTGCCGTTAATGTAATACTTGCGGCGGAACAGCGTGGCAGACTCGTTGAGCAGGGCGGATGGAATAGCAGAAAGATAACCGGGCAGGCCGTAGATTTCCTGGTTGATGTCCGGTTCCATCAGATGAAAGATGCTGCCTTTCGTGAACTGATATGGCTGGGTGATCATACCGTATTGCACAAACCAGTAGGTATCCAGGTCTAACCCGCGTCGGGTGTATTTTGCCAGAGCAGGCTCAAGGGCGATAACTTCACCGAACCGGTTCGTGCGTTTCTCCAGGTAGGCGTTACCAAATACCAGATAGTCCTGCACAAAACGTGAAAAAGCCTGCTGGCTGAGCAGCGGGTGAGGGATGTAGGTGCTGGTCAGAATGTTGCATTTCACTGCAATCGGTGAACTGTGGTGTACGGCGGCGCGGAATGTTCGTGCCAGTCCGTCAAAACTCACTGGCGGCTCATACCAGCGATCTGTCTGTACGCATTCCACATAGTCCAGCAGTTCACGGCGGTCCAGAACCGGAACGGGATCGCCGAAGCTGAATGCTTCGGCTGAAGTCTGGTTTTTATGCTGGATCTGATTCATCGCCGCTGCGCGGTTTTTCTTACTCTTTCCCATCAAAAAATCTCCACAATATTGCTGGTATTGGCGGACTCGCCCTGCAGCGGTTCGTTAAACAGTGCGTGCATTGTTGCCCAGGCCAGATCGGCATGGCTGGCTTCTTCGCTGCGGCTGGCTTCATAGGTCGGGCGGTTGCCGCTGGCGGTGGTGGCGCGACGGATCGCCATGAATGACTGCGCAATGTCGGTGTGCCCGGCGTCAAACTCCAGACGGCGGTGGCTGATAATGTCGTAGGCCTTGAGTACCAGGGCGTTTTTAACGTTGGGGTTGTAGACAAACTCCCGGACGGCAGGAAAGAACGCTTTCACGTTCTCGTAAACCCCGTGACCAACGCCGGTTGAGTCGATGCCGATGTATGTCACGTTGTACTGTTCGGTCAGTTTTTTGATGGCGTCCGCCTGGGCGCGGAAGTCCATCCCGCGCCACTGGTGACGCTCAAGAATACGGAACTTACCGCCCGGCACAGCTGGCGGAGCCACCACCACGCACCCGGCACTGTCACCGTTCTGCGTACCTTTTGCTGGGTCATAACCGATCCACACCTCGCGCCAGCCAAACGGGCGCAGGGCCAGTGCATGAAAGTCGGTCCAGACTTCCCAACTGTCCACCATGCACGCCTGCAGTTCGCTGAGCGGGAACACGGACGCGAGATCGTCCACAAACTCGCACATCAGCAGGTTCTGGTATTCGTCCGGGCTGTACTCCATGCGCAGCTGGTCGAGGTCGAACAGGTTACAGCCGCCGCGCACCGCATCTTCCACGGTGACTATCTGGCGGTATTGCCCGTCTGCGCACAGCAGGCCGGGGGCCAGATTGCTGTGGGACAGGTCGATGTCCACCTTGTCAGCTTTGTTGCGTCCACGGTTGAACAGCGCACCGGACCAGAACGGATAAGCACTGTGGGTCAGGCTGGATGGCGTGGAAAAATAGGTTTGTCGCCATTTCTTGTGAATAGCCATCCCGGAAGCCACTTTGCGCAGCTCCTGGAATTTCGGTATCCAGAAATATTCATCCAGATACAGGTTGCCGTGATAACTCTGGGCCGTGCGGGCATTGGTGCCGAGGAAGTAAAGCGTGGCTCCGTTAGGAAGCACCATCGGATCGCCTTTTAGCTCCACCTCGACTTCTTTGGCGAAGTCGATGATGTATTGTTTAAAGACGTGGGCCTGAGCTTTACTGGCAGAAAGGAAAATCTGGTTACGTCCGGTAAGCAGGGCGTCAATCAGGGCTTCACGGGCAAAATAGAAGGTCGCGCCGATCTGGCGAGACTTCAGCAGGTTGCGGATGCGGTTGGTTTTTCCGGCTTCCCACCAGTGGCGCTGGTAGTTGAACATGGAGGAATGGAAGATTTCTTCCAGCTTCTCAATCTGTTCATCGGTGAAGACATTCTTTTCCGGCTGACGGCGTGGGCCTTTGTTGCGGTTGGCGACGTTAGGGTTTAAGTCGGCTTCGTTGCCGCCATTGTTAAACTTGCCGATCCGCGCGTGGCGCTCTGACTGGCGCGCCAGCAGGTCAATCTCTTTGAAATCTTTCCCTTCTTTGTGCTCCTTCATAATGAGCTGGCAGTAGCGGGCGGCGGTGGTGAGCTGCATCTGATCCAGTGGCCCATAGTCACCCCACTTGTCGCGTTTCTTCCAACTGTGAACGGTTGCAACTTTCTCGCCCAGCATTTCAGCAATGCGGGCTACGCGGTATCCCTGAAAGTACAGCAGCATGGCCTGCCGACGGGGATCGAGATCTGCGGGTGTCAGTGTGGTGTTCATGGCACAAACCTACAGCCTTGAATGAAGGCTTTCCCCGCCTGCGGTTTGTGTGGTTGTCGGTACAAATACCGCGCATTGTTTCACTGCCCCCATCACCGCAACCATAAGGCTCCAGTAAGTTTTTTCTAACGGAGCACGGCTCATGACAGTGAAAGCAAAGCGTTTTCGCATCGGGGTGGAAGGTGCCACCACCGACGGACGCGAAATCCAGCGTGAATGGCTGGAACAGATGGCAGCCAGCTACAACCCGGCGGTGTACACCGCGCTGATTAACCTTGAGCACATCAAGTCTTATCTGCCGGACAGCACCTTTAACCGCTACGGCAAGGTGACGGCGCTGTTTGCTGAAGAAATCACGGAAGGTCCGCTGGCAGGCAAGATGGCGCTGTATGCCGATGTTGAGCCAACGGAGTCCCTGGTGGAGCTGGTGAAAAAAGGCCAGAAATTATTCACCTCTATGGAAGTCAGCCCGAAGTTCGCTGATACGGGCAAAGCCTACCTGGTTGGCCTGGCCGCCACTGATGATCCAGCCAGTCTGGGTACGGAAATGCTGACATTCAGCGCCAGCGCAGCCCATAACCCGCTGGCAAACCGCAAGCAGAATCCCGCCAATCTTTTTACCGCTGCAGAGGAAACGGTGATCGAACTGGAAGAAGTCCAGGACGAAAAACCATCCCTGTTTGCCCGTGTCACGGCGCTGTTCACCAAAAAAGAGCAGTCCGATGATGCCCGGTTCTCTGATGTGCATAAGGCCGTGGAGCTGGTTGCCACTGAGCAGCAAAACCTGAGTGCGCGCACCGAAAAATCCCTGTCTGAACAGGAAGAACGCCTGTCTGAGTTGGAGACAGCCCTGCAGGCACAGCTGACAGCTTTTAACGAACTGGTGGACAAGCTGAGCCATGAAGACAGCCGCCAGGACTACCGCCAGCGTGCAACAGGCGGTAACGCCCCCGCTGACACTCTGACCAATTGCTGATGGAGCACAAAACCTGATGAAGAAGAATACCCGCTTTGCTTTTAACGCTTACCTGCAGCAGCTGGCGCGTCTGAACGGTGTGGCAGTTGAAGAACTGTCCAGCAAGTTCACCGTGGAGCCGTCTGTACAGCAGACGCTGGAAGACCAGATCCAGCAGTCCGCCGCTTTCCTGACGCTGATTAACGTCACGCCAGTGACTGAGCAGTCCGGTCAGCTGCTGGGGCTGGGTGTTGGCAGCACCATTGCCGGAACCACTGACACCACCGCGAAAGAGCGTGAACCTGTCGATCCGACGCTGATGGTCGATGTGGAATACAAATGCGAGCAGACCAACTTTGACACGGTGCTGACCTACGCGAAGCTGGACCTGTGGGCGAAGTTTCAGGATTTCCAGGTGCGTATCCGTGACGCCATCGTGAAACGTCAGGCACTGGACCGCATCATGATCGGCTTTAACGGCGTGAAGCGTGCGAAAACCTCCAACCGTAGCGAAAACCCGCTACTGCAGGATGTGAATAAAGGCTGGCTGCAGAAAATCCGTGAGGATGCACCGGATCACGTCATGGGCAGCACCACCACGGGCGGTGAAACCACACCGGGTGCAGTGAAAGTCGGGAAAGGTGGCGAATATGCCAACCTGGACGCCGTGGTGATGGATGCCGTTAACGAGCTTATCGACGTGGTCTATCAGGACGATGACGATCTGGTGGTGATTTGCGGTCGTGAACTGCTATCTGACAAGTATTTCCCGCTGGTCAACAAAGAGCAGGAAAACAGTGAAAAACTGGCTGCCGATATGATCATCAGTCAGAAACGCATGGGTGGCCTGCAGGCCGTGCGTGCGCCGTTCTTCCCGCCGAATGCGCTGCTGATCACCCGTCTGGATAACCTGTCCATCTACTGGCAGGAAGACACCCGCCGCCGTTCAGTTATCGACAACCCGAAACGTGACCGGATTGAAAACTTTGAATCCGTTAACGAAGCCTATGTGGTTGAGGACTACCGCTGCGCCGCACTGGTGGAAAACATCCAGATTGGTGATTTCAGCGCCGCCGCAGCCGAAACAGGAGCGTAATCCATGAGCCTGAGTCCCGCACGGCAGCATCGCCTGCGCGTTCAGGCTGAACAGGCCGCCCGCGAGGGCGGCAGTGTTCGCCACGCATCGGGCTATGACCTGATGCTGCTGCAACTGGCGGAAGACCGCCGCCGTCTCAAGGGCGTTCAGTCCACGGTCAAAAAAGCGGAAATCAAGGTGGAGCTGCTGCCGAAGTACGCCGCCTGGGCAGAGGGTGTCCTGGCTGCCGGAGGCGCTCAACAGGATGACGTGCTGATGTACGTGATGCTGTGGCGCATTGATGCCGGAGATTATGCCGGAGCGCTGGAGATCGGGCGTCATGCCCTGCGTCATGGCTGGGTGATGCCGCTGGGTAACCGCAACGTGCAGACCGTGCTGGCAGAGGAAATGGCAGACGCCGCGCAGAGCGCAATGCTTGCCGCCACCGGCTTTGATGCTGATCTGTTGCTGCAGACGCTGGAGCTGACAGACGGTCTGGATATGCCGGACCAGTCACGGGCGCGTCTGCATAAAGCGATTGGCGCTGTCCTGAGTGAAAGCAATCCGGCGTCCGCCCTTAATCATCTCAACCATGCGTTACAGCTCGATCCCCGCTGTGGCGTGAAAAAAGACAAACAGCAGCTGGAGCGCAGACTGCGCAATGACAGCCGCTGACAGAACGTGCCCCCGCGCACGGGCGGCACGGGATGGCGAAAGGCACAGCCTCATCAAAACCCCGTCCACCGCCCTCTATTTCAGGAGAAAGCAGCATGAAGTTTGTTGCGCCAGAACAGGCACCGGAACAGGCGGAAATCATCAGAAATACGCCGTTCTGGCCTGATGTGGACCTGTCGGAGTTTCGCAGTGTCATGCGCACTGACGGCACGGTGACGCAGCCGCGTTTAAAGCAGGTTGCCCTGTCGGCAATTTCGGAGGTCAACGCAGAGCTGTATGAGTTTCGCAGACGCCAGCAGATGCTGGGGTATGCCTCGCTGGCAGAGGTTCCGGCGGAACAGCTGGACGGGAAAAGTGAGCGCATTCAGCACTATTTCAACGCGGTTTACTGCTGGGCACGCGCCATGCTCAACGAACGATACCAGGACTATGACGCCACGGCATCCGGTGTGAAGCGAGGCGAAGAACTGGCGGAAGCCAGCGGTGATTTGTGGCGTGACGCCCGCTGGGCCATCAGCCGGGTGCAGGATGCGCCGCACTGCACAGTGGAGCTTATCTGATGAAAGTGCGTGCGTATCAGTATGACACGGTGGACGCGCTTTGCTGGCGTCATTACGGGCGCACGCAGGGTGTCACGGAGCAGGTACTGAAGGCAAATCCGGGGCTTGCCGAATACGGCCCCTTTTTACCTCACGGGCTGCAGGTGGAGCTGCCGGACATACCGACCACCACCACCGTGCAGACCGTCCAGCTATGGGACTGAATTATGACGCTTGAGCGAATCAGCGCCTTTATCACGTATTGCATCGCCGTCGTGCTGGCCTGGCTGGGCGATTTGTCCATCAAGGATGCCTCAACGCTGGGCGGCCTGATGATTGGTGTGCTGATGCTGGCTATCAACTGGTACTACAAACACAAAGCCTACCAGCTTCTGCGCGACGGGCAGATCTCGCGGGAGGACTATGAATCCATCAATCGTTAAACGCTGCCTTGTCGGGGCCGTGCTGGCTATTGCTGCCACGCTGCCGGGTTTTCAGCAGCTTCACACCTCCGTGGAGGGGCTGAAACTGATTGCCGATTACGAAGGCTGTCGTCTGCAGCCGTATCAGTGCAGCGCGGGTGTCTGGACCGACGGCATTGGTAATACATCGGGCGTCATTCCCGGCAAAACAATCACGGAACGACAGGCAGCAGAAGGGCTGATCTCCAACGTGCTGCGTGTGGAGCGGGCACTGGAAAGGTGTGTGAAGCAACAGCCACCACAGAAGGTGTATGACGCTACGGTGTCGTTTGCCTTCAACGTGGGGACGGGCAATGCCTGCAGCTCCACGCTGGTGAAATTGCTCAATCAGCGGCTCTGGGCGGATGCGTGCCGACAGTTGCCGCGCTGGGTTTATGTAAAAGGTGTGTTTAATCAGGGGCTGGATAACCGCCGTGCGCGGGAGATGGCCTGGTGTTTACAGGGAGCAAACTGAAATGAAAAAGAAATTAATCAGCGGACTGTTTCTGATGTTATGGATGGCGCTGTTAATCGCAGCAATGGTGTATCCGCAGGGGATTTTTCCGGTACTGGCAGCGTCCGGCGTTTGGGTAGCCTGTTTGCTGACATGGGCGGTAATTCCGGTAGCACTGGCTGCGTTAATTAAGAATGGCCCGCTCTGGCAGGAGTTAAGGGCATCTTTACTGAAGACAATTACCCGAAAAGAAAACGTATTTATCAGTTGGGTGATGCGATTGCTGATTGTTGTAAGTCTCGCATGGACGGGGTGGGCTATTACCCTGGTCTTTTATCTACTGACCGTTATTGCCTTCTGGATCACCCGTAATCAGATGGCGCAACAGGTAGCAGCATGAACCGGTTGCTGCTGGTTGTGCTGGCGTTATTACTGGCGGCGCTGGGCTGGCAGACGTGGCGGCTGGCTGATGCCAGCCAGACCATCAGCACGCAGGCAAACGAGCTGCAGAGCAAAAGCCAGGCACTGGCAAAGAGCAACAGCCAGCTTATCAGCCTGTCCATTCTGACTGAAACCAATAACCGGGAGCAGGCGCGGCTCTATGCCGAAGCAGAACAGACCAGCGCACAGCTGAGACAACGACAACGCCGGATCGAGGAACTGAAACGTGAGAACGAGGATTTACGCCACTGGGCTGATACTCCTTTGCCTGCTGACATTATCCGGCTGCGGGAACGTCCGGCACTCACCGGAGGTGCAGCTTACCGTCAGTGGTTGTCCGCGAGTGACGCCGTGTCGGCTGGAGCAGGCAGCACCGCGCACTAACGGTGATCTGAATGCGTTGCTGGATGAAACGGAGGCCGCCTGGGCGGTCTGTGCAGACAAAGTGGACATGATTATTGCGTGTCAGGAGCGAAACAGTGAACAAACCACAATCCCTGCGCCACGCCCTCAATAAAGCGGTGCCTTATGTCCGCAATAACCCGGACAAACTGCATCTGTTTGTGGATAACGGTTCGCTGGTTGCCACGGGGGCCAGCTCCATGTCATGGGAGTACCGCTATACCCTGAACGTGGTGATAGAGGATTTCAGCGGCGACCAGAATCTGCTGATGGCCCCGGTTTTACTGTGGCTTCGGGATAACCAGCCCGATGCCATCAATAACCCGGCGTTACGGGAAAAGCTATTCACCTTTGATGTGGATATTTTGCGCAACGATGTCTGTGATATCAGCCTTAATCTGCAACTGACGGAACGTGTGCTGGTCAGCACTGACGGCAGTGTGTCGAGCGTTGAAGCTGTAGCAGAACCCGATGAACCTGAAGAAATGTGGACGGTGAAACGTGGCTGAACTGCAGAAGGTGGACGACTGGCTGAGTGCCTTGCTGGCGAATCTGGAACCAGCCACGAGAAGCCGCATGATGCGCCAGCTGGCGCAGGAACTGCGCCGGACACAGCAGCAGAATATCAGGATGCAGCGCAATCCAGATGGCAGCAGTTATGAACCGCGCAGGGTAACAGCACGCAGCAAGAAGGGGCGCATCAAACGTCAGATGTTTGCAAAGCTGCGCACCACAAAATACCTGAAAACTGCCGCCAGCGCCGACTCTGCCAGTGTACAGTTTGAAGGCAAGCTGCAGCGCATTGCCCGCGTTCACCATTACGGCCTGCGAGATCGCGTCAGTCGTAAGGGACCGGAGGTGCGTTATGCAGAGCGGCAGTTGTTAGGTTATAACGATAAAATTTTGTCATTATCGCAAGACGTATTATTACGTGCTTTGGTTGATAGCTAAGCTAATCAAAACAATCTCAATAAATTATGATCAATCGTAAGCAAGTTGGAGATAACAAGTTTGTTATTATCAATATTGAATTTTTCTAATATTGCTGCTACAGCACTGGGGTAAGGTTGTGAAGCATATGGAGAAATGTATATTTTTTCGATTAGCTTTACAGGATCTGTTTTTATTCTTATCCCCTTGGGAGTATAGTTTTCGATGTCGCTATTAATAATTTTTGGTGTTATGGATAAACGTACTTCATTTTCATGTGAAAAAGCTTTTCGTTTTAAAAAAGGAACCATTCTTCCGTTCACGACGCAATCTTCAGATGTTAGTTTTTCATCGAAATAATCAATGTATTTTACTTCACTAATAGAGATAATCTCTTCAGATTGAAGTGAATCTATCAAGCGTGATATTGATGTTTGAATTGCTATTCCTTTGTTAGCATCTGAATACAAACGCCACATTCCTTCTGACTCATGTTCATTTTGATGCCAACAATTCACTGTGACGGAGTTTAAAATCTTAAAATAGATAGATTCTATTTTTGGTAATTGTGTATCCATCATTGTTTGCAACTTGGTGATTTCTGTTTCGGCTTTTTCATTAGAGATTCTGCCTAATAGTTCGTTTTCCCTGATACGCTCTACGGTATCATTGAAATATGATTGTATATCATTAAACTTACTTTTGACGATGCTTGCCCATGCATTTAAGGCAACCTTAGGTAATAACCCCTCATATGGATCGCTATTGCTGTAAGAACTAAGAGGAGAAAAATATAGCTCTTCTCTGGATAATATATCGATGAATTTATCAAGAGACATATAGCGCCACAGTTTTGTTTCAGGTTTTAAATTTGGACTAATTTGGAATTTATTCATTGTTTTTTATCAGCATTGTATAGTGAGTGATACAAACCGCAATATTTATACTTCATAATCACCCCATGTCAATCTATAGGCATGAACTCACAACTCACAGAAATCATGCGCCTTATCACCAATCTGATCCGCATAGGTGTAGTCACCGAAGTGGACCGGGAAAACTGGCTTTGTCGGGTGAAAACGGGCGACCTTGAAACCAACTGGATTAACTGGCTGACGCTGCGCGCGGGTAATGCCCGCACATGGTGGCGACCATCGGAAGGTGAGCAGGTGGTGCTGCTGAGTCTGGGCGGCAATCTGGAAACCGCCTTTGCGTTACCCGCCATCTATTCGAATCAGTTCGCGCCACCGTCGACGTCGGCGGACGCCTGCGTGATAGAACATCCTGACGGTGGCTGGTTTGAATACGAACCCGCCACCGGGCGCTGGTATGTCAGGGGCATCAAATCAATGGTCATTGAGGCCGCTGACAACATCACCATGAAAACCAGTGAGTTTGTACTGGAGGCTGACCGCACGCGTATTAACAGCGAAGTGGTGATCAATGGTGGCGTTACCCAGGGCGGCGGTGCGATGAGTTCTAACGGGATTGTGGTTGATGCGCATCAGCATACTGGCGTCCTGAAAGGCGGCGATACAACCGGAGGCCCGGTATGACGCTTTATAGCGGGATGAACAATACCAGCGGCAAAGTCATTACTGATATTGATCATCTGCGCCAGTCGGTGCGGGACATTCTGCTGACACCGCAGGGTAGCCGCATTGCCCGCCGGGAATATGGTTCCCTCCTGTCGGTTTTAATAGATCAGCCACAAAATCCGGCATTACGCCTGCAGGTCATGTCGGCAGTGTATGTGGCGCTGAGTCGCTGGGAGCCACGGCTGACGCTGGATTCCATCACTATCAACAGCAACTTTGACGGTTCTATGGTGGTGGAGCTGACCGGGCGGCGGAATAACGGTGTGCCTGTGTCCCTTTCCGTATCAACAGGAGCAGAGAATGGCAGTGATTGACCTTTCGCAGTTGCCTGCACCGCAGATTGTGGATGTGCCGGACTTTGAGACGCTGCTTGCCGAACGCAAAGCAGAATTTGTGGCGCTTCATCCGAAAGATGAGCAGGAAGCCGTGATCCGCACGCTGGAACTGGAATCTGAACCCGTCACTAAATTGTTGCAGGAGAACGCTTACCGTGAGTTGCTTCTGCGCCAGCGCATTAACGAAGCCGCGCAGGCGGTGATGGTGGTTTACGCGATGGGCGGCGATCTTGACCAGCTCGCTGCTAACTACAACGTGACACGCCTGACGGTGACGCCTGCTGATAATGATGCTGTGCCGCCCGTTGCAGCTGTGATGGAAAGCGATGAAGCGTTACGCCTGCGTGTGCCTGCAGCCTTTGAGGGGCTTTCAGTTGCGGGACCAACTGCCGCTTATGAATTTCATGCCCGAAGCGCCGACGGTCGGGTGGCGGATGCCAGTGCAACCAGTCCGGCACCTGCAGAGGTGGTGCTGACAGTCCTTAGCCGCGAAGGAGACGGAACAGCAGAAAAAGACCTGCTGGATGTGGTGGAGAAAGCACTGAACAGTGAGAATGTCCGCCCGGTGGCTGACCGTCTGACGGTTCGCAGCGCGGAAATCATCCCGTACCGCGTGGAAGCCACCATTTTTCTCTATCCGGGACCGGAAGCAGAGCCGGTAATGGCAGCGGCAAAAGCCAGCCTGCAGAAGTACATCGCCAGTCAGACGCGTCTTGGTCGGGATATTCGCCGTAGCGCCATCTTTGCCGCCCTGCATGTTGAGGGTGTGCAGCGTGTGGAGCTGGCTTCTCCTCTGGCGGATGTGGTCCTGAACAAAACACAGGCGGCATCATGTACGCAGTGGAGCGTGACCAACGGAGGAACGGATGAATAGTCTGCTGCCACCGGGTTCAACTTCACTGGAGCGACGACTGGCGCAAACCTGCAGCGGGATTTCTGATCTGCAGGTGCCGCTGCGTGACTTGTGGAATCCGGCAACCTGTCCGGTCAGTTTCCTGCCTTATCTTGCCTGGGCGTTCTCTGTGGATCGCTGGGACGAGGGCTGGACAGAAAGCGTCAAGCGCCAGGTGGTGAAGGATGCTTTTTATATTCATCAGCATAAAGGGACCACCAGTGCCGTGCGGCGGGTGGTGGAGCCGTTCGGCTTTCTGATCCGCATTATTGAGTGGTGGCAGACCGGAGAGGCACCGGGCACGTTTCGCCTGGATATCGGCGTGCAGGACCAGGGCATCACTGAAGATACCTATCTGGAACTTGAGCGACTGATAAGCGATGCCAAACCATGTAGCCGTCACATGATCGGCATGTCCATCAATCTGCAGACCAGCGGCCCGCATTGGGTGGGAGCCGCCAGCTATATTGGCGAAGAAATCACGATCTATCCGTATATCAACGAAACAATTATTTCCGGTGGCACCGCGCATGAAGGCGGGGCGGTCCATGTTATTGACACAATGAGAGTGAATCCATGAGCACAAAATTTTATACCCTGCTGACGGATATTGGTGCGGCGAAACTTGCCAGCGCCGCCGCGCTCGGTGTGCCTTTAAAAATTACCCATATGGCGGTAGGCGATGGCGGCGGAACATTGCCAACGCCGGACGCAAAGCAGACAGCATTAGTAAATGAGAAACGCCGGGCTGCGCTGAATATGCTGTACATCGACCCGCAGAACAGCAGCCAGATTATTGCTGAACAGGTGATCCCTGAAAACGAGGGCGGTTGGTGGATACGTGAAGTGGGCCTGTTTGATGAGTCCGGGGCATTGATTGCCGTGGGCAACTGCCCGGAAAGCTATAAGCCGCAACTGGCTGAAGGCAGCGGGCGTACCCAGACCGTGCGTATGGTGTTGATTACCAGCAGCACGGACAATATCACCCTGAAAATCGACCCTGCCGTAGTGCTGGCAACCCGCAAGTATGTGGATGACAAGGCACTGGAGCTGAAGGTGTACGTGGATGACCTGATGGCAAAACATCTTGCCGCACCGGACCCGCATTCACAGTATGTACCCAAAGAAAGTCCGACGTTTACCGGAACCCCCAAAGCGCCAACGCCAGCGGCGGGAAATAACACCACGCGGATTGCGACCACTGAGTTTGTTCAGGCCGCTATTACCGCTCTGATTAATGGTGCGCCAGCCACGCTGGACACACTGAAAGAAATTGCCGCAGCCATTAACAATGACCCGAAATTCAGCACCACCATTAACAATGCGCTGGCACTGAAAGCTCCGCTGTCGAGTCCCGCACTTACCGGAACGCCAACAGCACCTACTGCGGCACAGTCGGTCAACAATACACAGATTGCCACCACGGCTTTTGTGAAATCAGCAATTGCGGCAATGGTGGGTTCTGCCCCTGCGGCACTGGATACACTGAATGAACTGGCGGCGGCGCTGGGGAATGACCCTAACTTTTCAACAACAGTGCTTAATGCACTGGCAGGCAAACAACCGCTGGACAATACGCTGACTAATTTGAGTGGAAAGGATGTTGCCGGTCTTCTCGCATACCTTGGTTTGGGAGAAGGCTCTGCATTACCGGTTGGTGTGCCTGTTCCGTGGCCTTCAGCCACTCCGCCAACGGGGTGGCTAAAATGTAACGGAGCAGTATTTTCTTCTGAAAAGTACCCAAATCTGGCAAAGGCTTACCCAACATTAAAATTACCAGATTTACGCGGTGAATTTATTCGTGGCTGGGATGATGGGCGCGGGATTGACTCTGGTCGTAACTTATTATCTGCACAGAATGATGCAATTCAGAATATTGTTGGTTCTTTTGGGCGTACCCAGCTTTTTAGAGACGTACTTAGTTCAGGGCCATTTAGTCAACATGGGCAAGTATTATCTACAGGTCTAAAGGAAGCCGAAATTATTGAGGGTTATGGCGCTTATAACTGGACATTCGACGCATCTCGCTCAGTTCGCACAGCATCTGAAACCCGCTCCCGTAACATCGCCTTTAATTATATTGTGAGGGCTGCATGATAAGTAAAGCTGTATTAAATAATGAACTCATCGCCACAAAGGCCGGAGACATTACCGTTTATAATTATGATGGTGAAACACGGGAATATATTTCCACATCAACTGAATATCTTGCTGTGGGTGTCGGTATCCCGGCATGTTCCTGTTTAGATGCTCCTGGCTCATATAAAGCTGGTTATGCAATTTGCCGTTCTGCAGATTTTAACTCATGGGAATATGTGCCAGACCATCGCGGTGAAATCGTCTATAGCACCGAAACAGGAGAATCAAAAGAAATCACAGTTCCGGGTGATTACCCTGAAAATACAACCACTATCGCCCCGTTAACGTCATACGATAAATGGGATGGTGAGAAATGGGTGACCGATACTGAGGCACAGCATAACGCCGCAGTAGACGCGGCAGAAGTACGGCGCCAGTCACTGATTGATGCTGCTATGGCTTCCATTAGTCTGATTCAGCTGAAATTGCAGGCCGGGCGGAAGCTGACGCAGGCAGAAACAACCCGGCTTAACGCTGTGCTGGATTACATTGACGCGGTGACTGCAACAGATACCAGCACCGCGCCGGATGTCATCTGGCCTGAACTACCGGAGGCGTAGGCCATTCAATATCTGGAGCACTGGAGGTATCAACCAGTTCCAGTGCGTCCAGATAATCCAGCCATAAATTATATTGTTCCAGCTCGTAACCTTTCAGACGACCAATAGCAGCTTTGCCAGGCCACTGATGGGTATTGATGTAGGTATTGACTTCTGAAACCAA